GCTACACGGGTAGGCTTGAAGCTTACTGTGTCAGCCTTAGCACCTGCACTTGTTCGAAGATAGTAAAGTCCCTTTAGTTTCTTGTTGAATGCACGAATATGCACCTCGTTTACGTATGCTTTGTCGGTTCCTGAAGGAAAGAATAGATTAACAGACTGACCCTGACATATAAAGGGTTGTCGTGTTGCTGCATGATCTATTACCCACCTTTGATCAAGCTCAAAAGCTGTTTTAAATACTTGTTTATCCCAATCTTCCATCCAATCTAAGTGTTGAACACTACCTTCATTCAGTATAATTGAAGTCCATTGCTCTTCAATCCAAACTTTAGATTTATCTTTCCATGCATCTGCATACTCAAAGATTACTTTATCAAGGTAAGGGTTTACAACAAGGTGTGCACCTACACGTGTACGATGTGTGAATGCATTAGATTTAAGTGGTTCTATTGATGCTGAACAACCAGCAATGATAGATGAGTTTGCATTAGGTGCTATTGCTAATAGGTGTGAATTACGTATTCCATCCACATCAGGGCATGAACCACGTTCTTCTGCTAGATATACAGAAGCAGCTCTAGCTTGTGCTTTGATATGCGTAAACATATCAGTATTATATGCAGCAGCCATAGGAGTCTCCCATGGTAGCCCTGCACGTTGTAATGCACTATGGAACCCCATTGCCCCTAGTCCTAAACTTCTCTCTTGTGTGGCACTATAGACAGCCTTACGAAGCTCTTTGGGTGCATGGAAACAGAAGAAGCTTATTACATTGTCAAGCATGGTGATTAGGTCAGCTACCATAGTGGTTTCTTTCCAATCCTCATAGTATTCAAGGTTTACACTTGACAGGCAACAAACTGCCGTACGCTCTTCATTTGTCGGTAGATGAATTTCATTACAAAGGTTTGAACCCTTGATAGTTAAACCCTTTTCACGCATTTCTGGTGGTAGATGCCTGTTAGCTTCATCAATGAAGTTAAGGTATGGCTCTCCAGTACGGAATCTTGTCTCGATAAGACGTTCCCATAGATCTCTTGCAGGTAATGTATCTCTTATTGTTTTATCATTTGGGTCGATTAGATCCCATTGACCACCTGATGTCACTGCATCCATGAATGAGTCAGTGATGTTTACTGCGTTGTGTATATTGAACGCTTTACGATTAGGATCTCCACCTGTTGGCACTCTAATGTTAATAAATTCAATAATATCTGGATGTGTGATGTCCATGTATGCAGCGTAAGAACCTTTACGAGTCTTACCTTGCCTGTACGCAGTCATATCACTGTCTACAGTCTTTAAGAAAGGGATAGGAGAGGGAGCCACATCACTGACAGACCTAATGTCAGACCAATGACCGCCAACACCGCCACCTTTGACGGATAGCCACCGTAATTCCGTGCTGTGTCCAATAAGGCCCTCAAGAGTATCAGGGACGTAAGATAAGAAACAACTAATAGGAAGACCATGTACTTTTTCTCCAAGTGCAGGGGCATTAGATAAGATAGGTGAGCTGAACATAAACCAACTTTTACTAGCATAGTCATATATACGTTGTGCTAGATCATAGTCAGACTTACAAAATGCCATAGCTGCCCTAGCGTATGCGTCTTGTGGGTCTTCACCTTCACGACAATAGTAGTCCTTAAGGAGTGTGTATGCTTGTTCTGAAAGCAAACTATTACGTTCGTAATCAACTGTTATTGTCATTTAGAAATTCCTTTACTTTTTCTTCATTCTTGAAACCAATAAGTCTTTTACCAGTTTCAGTGTTTAGCAGTGTAGGTACACTCATTACTTTATTATCAGCAGCTATTACCCATTCTTCTTCTATGTCGCAAGACACGTATTCAACCATCATATTATCCAGAAGTGTTGTCAGTGCATAGCATGGTTGGCATCCTTTTGTGTAAAACTTTATAATCATTTACGGCCTCGTTAATCTTCATTGCTCAGTGCTTCGTCTATCCTTATGATGGTTAATCCGTCTATAAGGTTTGCTAGTTTATTTCTTTCTTGTTCACCTAAGATATCTTGCAGTAGTATTGGTTTACCTTTGTTATATCTTATTACGAGACAGTCTACCCATTCCTTTGTGTTTATTAACATTGTCACCCTCCCATAGCATAGTGCCTGTCAAATGCTTTAGTTATCTCACGGCAGAATACAGATCTTACAATGTCGTCAGGGTTATTGAAGTCAGTTATTCCAATATTATCAGATACTTCTGGTAACGCCTTATCGGTGTGCATTTTAATAATAAGATTAAGACCTGATTTAGGGCCTAATCTTGCTTGAGGTATGTCACCACATATAACTACTTTTGAATCTTTACCTATACGCTTTAAGAACATTTCTATTTCTTTAGGTGTAGTGTGTTGTGCTTCGTCTAGTATTACAAACGAGTTATCGAATGTCCTACCTTGCATGTATTCAAAGGGAACTACTTGGATTGCCCCTGATTGCATAGCTTTTTCATAAGTACCATTTAGATGCTTACGGAGTATGTCAGTGTATGGGGTAATCCAAGGTGCCATTTTGTCGAGTTCTTCTCCGGGTAAGAAGCCTATAGATTTTGAATCAGATACATTAGGTCTGCATAGAACGATACGGCTATCTTTGTTGTCAATCATAAATTGAGCAGCACATGTAGATGCGATATATGTTTTACCTGAACCTGCGAACCCAGTACCAACTGATACTACATAATTATCTATTGAGTTTATGTAATGTGATTGATTCTGAGATAGAGCTTGTAATCCTAATGAGTTACTGGGAACTTTAATCTTTTTCTTTTGAGGCTTCTTCAACTTCTGGTTCTCCGACTATGATGTTAATGCTTATTATTGATCCGTCTTCTGCTGCTGACTCTACAGCTTCTGATACTTTTTGGTATATTTCACTTTCTAAATCCATATTGTATTTGTTTTCTATCCAAAAGGCATACAGTGGGTTTAGTATGAATAGTATTACTGAAGAGAAGACTGCAAGTGCTGTTGCCAGCCAAAGTATTTCAGTTACCATTGTAATTATCATTTATTGTCTCTGTCTAGGAACTCTAGTTGCATTTGTAATACGTGAATAGCTTTTGTTATATCTTGACGATGTGAATCTTTATCTCTTGTCAGGTATTTACCTACTTTTGTGTATATCGATGCACGTACACCTTCATAACCGAAGTTAGCAAAGGTAGCTTCAAGTGGTTGTATTCCTTGATTTTTATAATGATCACCACCTACTTGTGAGTTTGTTGCATTTGCTTTTACACTAGATTTCCATTCTTTAACGGTAATATCATCAGTTAGTTTATCCGTATCTCCGAAGTCATCGAACCAAGGTTCTATTTTCATAATATCTAGATCCATTTACTTTGTACTCCTGTAGTTTTAGTTTTGTAAGTTTCCTTTTATATATTTAATGGCTCTTTTCATACGAGGAATATTATCATTGAACCCACCTAATGCTCTGTTGCAGCTATGACATAACCATCCTCTGAATTCTTCCGTACTATGGTCATGGTCGAGAACCCAAGAACCTGCTCTACCACCTCTTCCTTTTGCTTCTTCCTCATTACATAAACACACAGGGCATTTGTAATCTATTGGAGGAGAGCCGTGTATAGATTTAAGACGACTACGTACCTCAGCTAACTCATTGTTACACGCCCTACACTCAGCCCTTAGATAGACACCGCCACCTGAAGGGCCAAAGTAAGACAAAGGTAAAGCATTAGAACACTTAGAACAAACCTTAGTGTCTTTAGATTCTGCATCCCCTGAGTAGGGGTCATCGAACAACTGAAACTGTTTGTCTGTCATGGTAACTCCTAGTGGGTATCAGCCCAACTGTCGCCTACGTTAAACTCACCAGCCAAAGGACACCTGAGCTTAAAGTGAATACCTGCGGCCTCAATACAACTGGCTGCTAGTCCACCAAACCTATGTGCCTGATCTTCACGAACCTCCACTTGAAACTCGTCATGTATGTTACCTACAAACCTGTAGTCTAACTTCCACAACTTAGCGTACTTG